ATTCTTGTACTCGTGAATCAGTTTCATCCTATTTACTTCACTTTGACTGAAGAAATTGGATAACGTTCTATCTATCTGCCTTTCCATATGGTTTGGTTCACCGATAGAACCTGGCCAATACTTATGAAGAGGAATGTCATATCCATCCTCCATATACTTATCATAGAAGTGAACACTTGGTTCTGTCTTCAATTCGATAGGATTGTAATATTTTACAAAATCATCAATGGCAGTATCTGGAATTCTGTAACTCTCCCAACCACCTGCTCCACCATACTTAAAAGCATCTGCTTCTTTAGAAGTAAGATCTTCACCAAACCAGAGGTGAGCAAACACATCTACGTCCTGATCTTTGAAGACATTCTCTAGGATACTAGGGGCACACTCATTGATAAATCTTGGTTGCCCAGCAAAACATGCTGCAATTTTCATTCTGGTTTTGTATAAACAGCAAGAACGTCATCACCACGATCTTTGATATCCCTAAGATCATAGATATCAAACCTAGGATCAGACATATAGTAATCAAGAAACTCTGGATACACATCCTCAATGACATATACACCACCAGGATTCAGCAGTGGTTCAAGAATTTCAAATGTCTTCAATGAAAGTGGCAATTGATGAGAAGCATCTTCTGTCACAAAGTCCAACTTGGGAAGTTTATCTGCCAGAGCAGGATCACACTGATCGGATTGAATCCAGACAGCATTAGGTAGAGAATCTTGTTCAATCTTTAACGTATCAAAGGTCTGATCCACACCGTAGATTGTTGACTCTGGAAAAATGTCAGAGAGGATTTTCATACCACCACCGTGACATGTACCAACCTCACAAATGTTACACTCCTTCCCAACAAACTTTTCTAGCAAGAATGGATATGCTTCTTCATAAGCGTGCCAAGCTGCTTTGTCAGTTAGTTCTAATTCAGAGACTTCAATAAATTTTTCCTTGATCATTTGGGGAACAGGACCCATGGGATCATTCAAATCCCGACGAAAAACATTTGTCATTTTAATTTCTTTACGTAGTCTGAACAAATACCATAGCAATTAGTAACTCTCAGTGTATCCCAACTTACATTCTTCCACTCTGGCATTACCATTACGGTGTTAGAGGTGTATGGTTTCCCAGGATATGCCCAGATAAAGTTTTTACTTGTCAGTGTATAATCATCTTCTTGATGCCAGAAAAAATTATACCCAGAAGTTTCTTTGGACATATAGTGTAGAGTGTCTAGGGTCTTGCAATGAATCCACAAATTCTTTGCTCTTCCTGCCAACCACCACCATGTTACCATGTGCTGTGGTTCATCATGACCCAACCATACAGTATTAGTAGTATGATCAATCCTAAGATCTACCTCAACATCATACCCCTCCTTAATACATTTGTCAATCTGAGATGGATTATTTTCAAGTTCTGGATTAGTACCTTCCGTGTTGCCACGATGAGCAATTAGTTTCATGGTTTGTAATGCTCCAAGAAATAAGTCAGATCTTCTGGAGTTCCGATACCCCACATCCTATCAACTTCTTTAATTCTAAACTTCTTACCATCAGCAATTGCTTCATTAAATGCTGGGCAGATATAGAACTCTCCATTAGTTCTAATGTCCTTCTGAATCATTTGCTCAGAATACTTAACGTAGTCAGAACCTTTCTTCCAGAAGTAAACACCAACGGTGGCATCATTACTGATAGGTTTCTTCTCAGCAACTTCCGATACAAATCCATCTTCACCGACTTTAGCATAAGACCACTTGGGGTGGGTTGCCTTAAAGGTCAAGATGCCACCATCAATACCATCAGCATTGAAAGCATAGAGACACTCATTACTATTCCACTCCATAAATTGGTCAGAGTTAGCAAGTAAAAGTGGATCATCGTTATCAATAAACTCTTTCGCCAGGAGGGTGGTACAGGCAGACCCTTCTGTCAGTTCATCAACCTGAACAATGTTACAACCAGGAGCGATCAGTGTGAGTAGATACTGAAGACTGTACTTTTCATAATGCTCCTTACGAACAACAAAAGTATAGTTTGCTTCAATGTTCAGGTTCTCCAAGACGACCTGAATCATTGGTTTGCCATTGACTTCAATCAATGGTTTGGGGAACGTATAACCAACGTCAGCAAATCGACTTCCACGACCTGCCATTGGAATAAGAACATTCATTTTTTCAGACTTCCAGGGGATGTGTGTTAAAGTTTTGCTATCCAAAATATCGATTATCTTATCAATCTTATCTTGATTCAAATGATCACGATTTTCGATAGCAACCAAATGAGATCCACTATCAAGAGCACCTTGTCTACCAATGTGACTGTCTTCAAGGATGACAGTATCTTTAGGGAGAGCATTACAGGCAGTCATACACTGCCAATACATTTCGGGGAAGGGTTTGTTTCTATGAACATCTTCATTACTAATGTAGTAATCAATGAATTCAAGCAGCCCCAACTTAAGAAGAACAAGTTTAACAGTGTTACGAATGCTATTGCTAGCTACGGCAACTTGATATCCTTTATCCTTAAGTTGTTTGAAATAATGCATCAACTCATAATCATTGGATAGTCTACCAAAGATGTTGAGTGTTTCAACTTGCTTATCTTCCCACACTTGTTGATGTTTATCAACAGGCAATCCTTTTCTTTCAGTAAGAAGATTAAGTTTTCTAGATGTGGGAAGACCATCATAGATACTAAGATGTTCTTCTCGATTGATTACATACTTCTCATCTATATTACCCAAAGCACGATTGAGTGCTTCATAATGCATGTCCCTGCTGTCAATCAGAACACCATCAAGATCAAAGATTACTAATTTATTCATGGTTTTTCAAATACCAAAGACACAACTTTATATTCGTTATTATAAAACGTATTAGAGTTCACCGTATCATCAAAGGGAGTGGTGAGTCGAAGACCAGATCTCTCAATCAAATCAATAAAAGTATTAGCATCTGTAAACATGCCATAGTTTAGATCACCAACATCACTAGAAACAATAAACTTGCCACCAGTCTTCAAGACTCGATGAACTGCTTTGCCAATTTTCAACAAACCATAGTTACCAATCTCATCATCATGTGTGGTGTCAAACAAATGGGTGGCACAAATGTCAAACACTACATCAAAACTCTCTTCCTCTTCTTCTGCTAACCAAACATAAGCATCTTCGATTACAATCTCACAACTAGATTTTACTTGTTCAAAATCAGATGGGAGGTAATCCAAAGCATACGATTCATTTCCCCAGTCAGCAACGACATGAGGAACACATCCATTGTTGGCACCAAGATCTACAATCCTTTTACCTTTGGTTCCAATACCAAAATTAACCAGAGCAAACACCCACTTTAGAAGTGCCTCAGGTCTCTTCCAGTGATTACCCAGAGAAGTTTTATGTGGATACTTTTGCATCCACTCATTATCTTCAATAATCTTTTCTGCTTCCTCTAAGTCAGAAATACGTACAAATCTATTACAATCAATCATGGTTTGATAACGTAAGCAGATGGTGCTATAAAATTCATAGAATGAATTTTGATGTTTTTATCTTTAAAAAATTTATCTACTCCAACTGATTCTGACCAACAGTGATAAGCATATTCGTCAAAAACAACTACACCACCACTACTTACTCTGTCCCAAAGAGCGTTCAAAGTATCGTAGGTTGGATCTTCTACATCAAGATCCATGTATAGCAATGATATTTTAGCACCTGGTTTAGTCTTTGTAAACTCTACAACAGTTTCAGAAATGTTTCCAGCAATCAATTCAAACTCATGATCCTGAAATCCATTCTTGAGGATTGTATACTCCAGTGCTTCTTTAAAAGATTCTTCATGTTTGAAATCTCTACCAGAAAACAAAGCACTCATCGTATCTTTGTCTTGATTGGAAAGACTTTTTACCAGAGCATCTGTATTAAAGAAGTCGAATCCAATAACCTTCTTGACACTATTAGGAAAATAGTGTCTCTTCAGTTTTAAGAAAGTGAATATTCCAGTTCCCTTGAATACGCCACACTCAACAATGTCCCCAGGAACATCTTTGACCATTTCAAATAATTGAAACCTTGCCAGAAGTTTTCCAAATACTTTTAAATCAGGACTGATAATAAAGTCGTTAAAACTATCGTAAAAGTGTTGACCTAAAGAGTCTAAAATCTCAATGCTTTTTGTTATCATAATTGTCACGTTTCTAATGATGTGTTGACACCTTCTCTGACTAGTGAAGATTGTAATTGTATTCTATCAATATCTAAGTTGTTGACTCTTAAATGTTTGCCTAAAAGTAATTCCTGAATAAGATCAACCTTATAGATGTAGTAATAGGTTGGGATAAAGAGGAAGCACTCAGAATATATATCCATCATTTCAGAGGACGAAAAAGCAAAGTGATCATTCACTGTCAAATCAGTTCCTCTATGGAGAGGTGACTTGGGAAGATTGATTGCTTGTAAATTATAGTCCTCAAAGTTAATTGGTTCACAAACAAAATCAGATCTCATTCTGACAGCACAGTCATATTTGAAATCATTCATCTGCTCATAAATCTTTTTCAATTCATTTGCTTTGTAGATAGAATAATATTGTGACAGCAGAGGAAATGGAAAACTACTATAGTATCTAAACTTGACTACCTCTAGTTTTTTGTCAAAGGCATAGTTGTTCTCTTCACATGGAACTGGGAAGAACTTTTTATCTTCACCAGACTTGAGAAGTTGATCTAGATACTTATCTTCATTTAGATCAGGATTGATGAAGGTGTATGGATTCCTTTCAAACTTCTTTGGTTTATCTTTGAGAAGTAACTTCGGTTTGAGTACGTCTTTCACATACTGCAGATCCTCTTCATAAGTATCATTCTCCCAAGTATGTACAAAGAAATCTACATCATGACCATCAAACAAAGTCTTTTGTTGATGGGGGAACACCTGACTTGCCAGTCTAGGAAAACCACTATAACAAACTGCTATTTTCATACGTGAAATTTGGAATTATTTTTTGCCAAATGAACAATAGTTTGATCAAAAGGAATTCCTGGATAACATTCTGGGAAAGCAAATGAAGGTGGCAAAGTGTTAACTCTGTCTACATTTTCACAGAAGAATCTATTCATATGACTCTCATCATGCCATACGGCAATGATATCATTCGAATCGTCTTCATCAATCCTAGCAGTAATAACATCCAGCATTTCTAGAACTGCCTCTGTTTTACCTCCCCACAAACAACCCTGCCAATAGATTCCAACATCATAGGCATTCTCCAAGTATGCTGTTGATTCGGGGTTAGATTCGAAGGTTCCTGGTGGTTTGTCATGAGGTTGCATCTTGAGATTGTGACAAGGATGCCATACTCCTACAAAATCTTTACCATTGAATACAGTATCAAAAGCAACTTCTTCGTTGACATACATGTCAGCATCTAGAAAGAGAACATAGTCACACTCTTTTAGTTGCTCTTCTGCTTGTTTGATGATATGAAATCTCTCCAGAGTAATCCTTGGCCAATCCTTATGTTCTGTGGGGATGGGAACAATATTCTCTGGAACATCATCAGTGATTTCACCATCAGTGAAAGCAAAGAATTTTTTATCTACACCAGGAAAAAGATTAGTTTCTGCTTGCTTGTAATACATTGGCAAGAAACTCAGGTACTGTCCAGTACCAATAAAAATAATAGCAACAGTCATCAGATTACAATCCATCCATCACAGTACAAATCTTTAGTATCATTTTGCTCAGACAAAGGTGGTCCAAACCATTTCTTGGGAGCAACAACTCTCTTGTCTTCATTGGTAGATAACCAGGCACCCCACCAGGAGAATGAAGAGTTAGCAATAATAAAGTCAGAACATAGAGTCATCATACACAGATCCGTGAGATGATCATTTTGAGAGACATGGAATCTATCCTCATCAAATAATTTTTGCTTCATACACCAGTCAGGATCGTCTGAGAAGACGAACACGGTTCTATCATCATCAAAACAATCTAATGCTTCGGCATAGTATGTAAGAGATTGAATAGGGTGATGCTGATAGTTAGCATAGTCAGTCCTACGAATATGCAAAGCAATCGGTCTATCATGATCCTTAATAAATTCCTTACAATCTTCCTTCAAATTATATTTAAACGTGAAGTCTGTTAGGAGTTCTTCTCTTACGTTTTTGAAATACTTTTCACTCTGAAAAAATCCAAGCAATGATACATTGTCTGGACATCCATTGAAAAGTTCTTCATCAAAGTGAAAAAATTTCGGACTGATAAACCTACACCTATCCTGATCCAAATATTGAACCTGTAATGGATTCAAACTTCCAAGTTCAAATGTATTAAACAGTTGATGCTGATCCCATTGATCACCTTGATCCTTATAACTTGATGGTGGCACACAGTATTGAAACCCTCTATTCTTGGCAATACCTTTTAGTGCTGCATACTGAAACATCTGGTTTGCCAGACGCTCCTTCATTTTGCCTAGATGATTTATACCAATCATTTTTTATTATTATCCAAGTAAATTATACAAAAAAAGGAGGTCAAAGTCAACCTCCCTCTATCTATTCAGGCTCGCCACTTGTTCTTTGGTTGGAAACAAGAAACCATTATGTCCCTTGGTACGAACCAGTAAGACACCATTTGAAAGTCTTTTCCAAGTAAGTACGCTCGGTAAAAATCTTTAATGTCTTTGAATGAGTTCCTATAATCTTTCGGATAGATCGTAAGACTCATCACAATAAAGATCATTACATGGAAAACATTACTAGCAGGATGATGTCCTAACTGAAATCCAAGCAACTTTGCTTCATCATTTACACTGAACCCAAGATTAAAATGCAAATGCAAATCATCATGGAGTTCAGTGCATTCACCAATGCCTGGTATCCAGTTTTCTAAAAATTGAATGTAAGGATCTGGTTCCATGATGTAAGGGGGGTATCCCGACCAGGGCTAGTTTTAAGTCTTACCGGGACTGTAGTAGTTCTTGCTGACATCTTTGACGTAGCATGGAGCTCCATCAGGATCCAACCACTTAGCATAGTCAATGTCTTCGATAGCAAAAAGCATTTGATCTCCATTATCAAACAGATAGATGTCAGAATACTTCTTAGTATACTCGTTTACTTTTTGCAAACGGAAGTCAGGTTTACTATTCAGTTGAATGTAACCCTTTTGTACATAACGATAGGGAAACCTCTCGTGGATTACAGTAGTCTTAGACATTTTTCTGGAGGAAGTTTTCTTTGTCAAGATCATTATACAGGCAATCAATCAAGATGTCATAGTCATCGGTGGGATCACCAGAAAATTCAACACCTTCATTTTGATAGTACCTGAGAACTTTCTTGAAAAGTTTGGGGTTCTTCACATCAAGAAAAATTTCTCCTTGAGCAGAAGAAACAAGAGTCGGAACGTCTTTCCTGAATCTAGTTGTGAGAGTCATTTCCTTTGTTTGTTTACCTTGTCATTATAGCATGGAATCAAGCAGATTTTGGTTCACCAAAGACAATTTCACGATTGTCCATGCCAATATAATTACCTGCCATATCATATTTAAGCACCCATGATTCGGTGACAACGTAATGACCAATCAGATCTTTACCATCATCTCTCCACCCATAACTAATCACCCGTTCGTCAACGAGATCATGCTTCTTATCTGTGTGTAGATAGTGGTTGTAGAGATTGTGTAAGTTGATCATCGCTCCTCAAAGTTCAGTTTTCGAACCTTTCTTTTACGTCGGTTCTCTTGGTATTCTAAGTCAGCACTCGTAAGAATGCTATTATATTTTATATTTTTTTCTGTTTTAGTGACAATAACTTTACTTAAGTCATCAGCACTTACAGTGTCATCCACAACTTTCATCATGTTTGGACACCCACAGCATTGAATTTTATTGGTGCTATGCAACTCCAAGTTACATTCTTTACATCTTACTGAAATCATTTTCTTATATGGGAGATACTGGGTTCGAACCAGTGACATCTTCGGTGTAAACGAAGCGCTCTACCGCTGAGCTAAACTCCCTGGAGCGGGGTATCGGAATCGAACCGACGACATCTAACTTGGAAGGATAGCGTTCTACCGCTGAACTAACCCCGCATGTGATTATTATATCACAATATCAGGCACCAGTCCACATTTTTTCTGGGTCGAACTTTGGTTTTAAATTTTGAACTTCTTTCCAATCTTTATCAAAGATTTCTAAACCTTTGTCAGTGAGAATATGTTCATACATCTGTTCAAAGATCTTGGGTGGCATCGTTACTACAGAAGCACCGTTGTACCAAGAACGGACAGCACGTTGAACACTACGGATAGAAGCAGACAGCACCTGTGTAGGACAACCATGAATACGATACAGTTCAGAGATAGAACGGACCACCTCAAGACCAGCAACAGACTGATCATCCAAACGACCTACAAATGGTGAGACATATCTGGCACCAGCACGGGCAGCAAGAACTGCTTGTGCCGTAGAGAAAATCAATGTGACGTTTACATTGATTCCATGATCACTAAGGACCCTACATGCTTTCAGACCATCATGAGTCATAGGAACTTTGATAGTGGTACAAAGACCAAACTTTTCAAACAACCTATAACCTTCCTGAATCATTTCGTCGGCACTACCAACGACTTCCATACTAATATCTGGAACACCAATATCCTTGATGGCTTGATATACATCATCAGGCTCTTTGTGACTCTTCATGATGAGAGTCGGATTTGTTGTCACCCCATCAATCAGACCTGTATCAAAGTAATCTTTGATTGCCCACTGGTCTGCTGTATCAAGAAAAATTTTCATGATAAATCATCTCTGCTCGTATTATATATGCTAATTAACCGACTGTCCATGAGGCCAAGGATTACTGAAATCCATTGGTGGTTGTGGTTCAAATGTTGTAGGGAGTTTGACACCAGTAGGATTATCTATCTGCTCTTGAGTAGGAATAATAATTCTGATCGGGGTTCCTTCCCTCTCAAACTCCTCATTCATTTTGATGTATGTTTCGGGAGTAATCTTTTCAGTCACGTTGTCTCCAATCATCAGGTTTGTCCCTTTGGAACCAGTCTCTTATGTCATCAGCACTATCGAAACCCGTACGGTGATTGGATGGGTCCGGGTCTCCTAACCCCATCCTATTCATAAAATCATCTAGAGTTCCCTCTTCGATACCCTTAGACTGACGACGGGCTTGTCTCAACCATTCTCTGGCAGTTGTATTTGCCTTAGATAGTTTCTCAGCCCATATCATATCCTCTAACGTTACCTTCTGACCTTTTGAAATCTTCTTACAGATCTCTTGCAAACGAAGCCTATATTGCGTTGACAGCATATGTAACACTACATGTAGAGTTATTTAGATTGTAACTTAGATTCTAAGTCGTTTAGTTTTGAAAACTCTTGATATGCTGCCTCTGCTTTCTCAGAGAGAATATCTAGAATGTCAGCATAGATGACTGAGTTATCTACGTAATTATTCAGATACATATCTAGTGCTTCTTTCAAGTATCTTTTACGATTCCACTCAGGAGAATAAGGTTTGTAGTCCATGATAAAAGATCATACGGTTTATTTAGAGACCCCATATTTGAATGGTGGTTCTTACATCAGGTGAATATGGGGAGACAGGAGTGACCATGTGATGCTCCTGAATATCATTCAATACCATAGTGTTATGCTTTGGTAATAAAGCAGTCCATTCAGGATCATTTACAGTGGCAGATTTTTTGTAGATAAAGATGCCACCTTGATCAGAGTGCCACTGTTCATTTAAGTATATGGTTGCTCCGAAGACTTTACCATAATCATTATGAACAGCAATACCAGAGTTTGGTAACCAAAGATAGTATTGCATATGATATTTTTCACACTTCGGAAGAAGATGTTGAATTTGATTCAAGATATTTTCTTTGACTTCATCCTCAATCAAACACTGTAAGCAAGTACCTACAATACCATATTTTAAATCTTGCTGCCAAGCAACACTTGATGTCCACTTGTGATCGGGAACTGCTTTGTTTATTTCTGATCTGATCTCTTGAAGGAGTTCATCAGATAACACATTGTCAAAAAGTTTCATAACACATAAATTAATCAAGCCACATGTCGGACTTGAACCGACGACCTACGGTTTACAAAACCGTTGCTCTATCCAGCTGAGCTAAAGTGGCAACGGGTCAGGTAGGATTCGAACCTACGACCGACTGCTTAGAAGGCAGTTGCTCTATCCCCTGAGCTACTGACCCAAGAATCAAACCGTGGGTTTGAGTTGACTTAGATATTGATAGGAGTACATGGTTCTGTTGCCATGAATCCCCCATCCCAACCAATTATACGATGAATCCATGTAAGATTCAATAGTTTTTCCAGAAGTCTTAAAGGATGGTAACACACTTACAAACTCATCCTCATTGACCATGTATCGAAGTTGACCAATAATAGAGTTGGGATCACAATTGTACTTTGTACAAAAGTTACCAAGACCATTATAACGCTTTGCTGTTGTCCATTGAATCAACCCAAAGCCACCCCGATGGCAACGATCATAAGGAACTCTAGCACCCCCCTCGCAGATGTTGGTGTGGAAACGAGACTCCTGTTTAATGTTACCCATAATGGTTGCCAAAGCATACTTATCTTTGATATCAACTTTGGTTTGTAAGAAGTCAAGAGTAATTCTTTCGTTGTACGTACAACCATCACATCTATAGTATGGAACCTTTTTTTCAAAAGATACTAATTGTGGTGGGGGTTGAGCAAATAAACGATTGACTGGTTCTGGTGTGAGAACTAGACCAAGAGCCGCTACAAAGAACATAGTTTTACTCATTCCAATAAAAAATAATCCTTTTTCATATAACGACCAAGGATATTACTATTATAAAAAGCAGACGTGCCATCTGTCAACTTCTCAGACAAAACATTGTTGATGAACAACTGCCTTGTCTCTTCATAGTTTACCATACCTTTGGTTTTATGTAAACTCAGTATGACTCGATCGTAGGAAAAGTTCCCCAACGTCTTGCGTTCTTGATTAAGTTCAGCACTTGAGCCGTAGTATTTCTTCCAGTCACTTTCAATCGTAACCCGTCTACGTCCACCTCTAGGCTTTCGTTTGCTGTAGAAATACTTTCTACCAATATACTTTTTTCCCGATTCTCGATTAGTAATACAATAGACGAAGCCGTAGTAATCCCCAATGCCAGTCCCGTCAAAATCTTCACCACGGTATTTCCAGGGATTTTCATAGTCACACATCCATAAGGTTAATAGCTCAGTCTATATATCGTCTGAACCTTGACAAGGATATTTTACATAAAAAAAGAAGGGTTGTCAAGCCCTTCCGAAATCTAAAGTAGCTGGAATTTCAAATCATCCGAATAAACTCCTACAAATGCGTTTACATGTACCCTGAGCAGAGTCACATTCTATAAGACAATCGAAGTAATCATTTACTAAATCGATCTCATCAATATCGTAATCCAAACTATTAAAGTGGTCCCACTCAGCAAGTTGATTACGTGAGATCAAGTTATGCATAATTATTCCTCCATTCAAATTTAAACATGATTAGCATTAGTTTCAGACCAAAAGCACCTCCTGGTGATTCTGATAATATTTAGAGGAGTTTGTGTTAATTCACTAACATTTGTGACTTTGTTACTCAACTTTACCTAAGATCTCTTCTACTTGATCTTCTGTAAGATTCAGCATGTAATCTTCAGCATCATCCAAGGTGCAGACTTCATTCTCCAGGAGATAATCAAGAACGATATCGAACTTGGTCTCTTCTCCCATTCTCTTAGCAACGGAACCAGAGACGTTGGATACACCTCTAGCAGTCTTACCAACTGCTTTCTTCAGACCAGACTTGATAGCACTTCCAACTCTTCTCAGAAGTCCTCTCTTACGGGTAGCAGTGCCACTGTCAGAGGAACCACCACTAGAAGATCCACCAGAGGAAGATCCACCACTTCTTTGTACAGATCTGATGGCATCATCTACCTTGTCACCACTAGAAGAACTGCTAGAAGAACTAGAGGAAGGTGTAGAGGGTTTGGGGGAGGATCCAGCAGAAGCATTTGCCTTACCCTTCTGATACCCACCTACGGCAGCACCAGCCATCTCACCTGCTGCTCCAGCAGACTTAACGGCAACTTTCTTAGCAATAGAGGCACCACCCTTAGCAGCAGCCTTAGCTGCTCTACCAGCAGTCTCAGCACCCTTCTTAATGGCAGGAGCAGCTCTCTTTGCCATCTCCTTGGCACGTCCAGCAGCAGCACTACCAGCAGACTTGATAGCAGAACCTGCTTTCTTCAGAGCACCGACAACCTTGTCCCT